ATCCTGCGGCTCACCAACCTTGCCAAGAACTCCAGCACGGACTTCACCCTGCTGAAATCGGCCAACCTTTCTTCCTACACCGAACGCTATGACAAATTTTCGATTGCCGTGGGGTCGATTGAAACAGGCTCGTATCGGTATGAAGTTTACGATACCGATAGCACGGTTGCGGCATCCGTTGCGGTGGTTGAAACGGGCTTGGCATACGTTCAGGTAGTGTCACCCACTTACAACACTTACAGCAATACCATTACCTATCAACCCTATGCGGCAAGTGCCGTGCAGATATTCGATTCCACCTTTGACCCATCCTTCGCATGAGCGTACAAACAAGAACCCAGTTGCAGGCAAGTGCCGCAACCATCACCACCGAAACAGCAGCAGGAGCGAACACCGCCGCCCGTGTGGGTGGACTATTTGATGACCTTGCAGACACCGCAACGCTTGACCGTGAGCGGGGTGTTGTGAACCGCTACATTGACACCCCAACGGATTGGACACCAACGCAAGGGCAGGCCGTAAAATTGACCGCAACGATGAAGGCGGGAGCGGTCAGCACCTACAACTTCAGCAGCACGTCCAACTCCCTGACCTACACAGGCACAACGAGTGCCATGCTTCGGGTGTCGGTGAACTTGGTGCTGGCGCAGACCAACAATGCACAAATAAAAATCTACATTGCCAAGAACGGCACAACCATTGCCCAGTCCATGGCTGACCTTACGCTATCGCACAACAACGGCCACGCCGTGTTCACCGAAACGGTGCTGCAAGGTGCAGCAAACGATGAGTTTACCATCTACATCAACGCCGTGGATAGTGCTTCGGCCATCACGATTTCGGCACTCACCTTTACCGCCCACACCCTATGAGTAGTGTAAAACAATCGTTCACCCAGTGGCTTGGGATAGAACACAAAGTGCCTGTAATGCTCGAAAACAAAGCGGGCAAGTACATCACCTACGGTGCATTCAACGAGTACCCATACTACCTGCTGGACAATTACCGCAGGAGCAGCAAGCACAACGCCATTGTTAACGGAAAAGTTAACTACATCGTAGGCGGTGGATGGCAGCCGAGCGACAAGATGACCGTAGAGCAGCAGGCACGTTACGCCAAGTTCTTTGACGGGTTATCCGAGCATGACGACCTAAATGACATCACCGAGAAGCTTGTCCTTGATTTGGAAATCTTCAACGGCTTTGCGGTCTGCGTGCATTGGAACAAGATGGGAACGATTGCGAAGATGGAGCATATCCCATTCGAAAAAATCAGGGTTGACAAAGAGGAGCGGATGTTCCAAGTGGCCGAGTGGTACAATGACGACATGGTGCAGCTATTCCCGAAGATTGGTGACGTTGAGAAAATCCCTGCCTTTGACCCTGACAACCGCATCGGCAAGCAGTTGTTTTATTACAGGGTCTATGCCGCTGGCGTGAAGTCCTATCCCCTGCCCGAATACATGGGAGGCTTGGCTTGGATTGAGGCAGACGTGCAGGTGGCCAACTTCCACAACAACAACCTGCGCAACAACTTTTGGGGCGGGTACTTGATAAACTTCAACAACGGCATCCCGACACCTGAAGAGCAGGGCGACATTGAAAGGCAAATCAAGCGCAAGTTTAGTGGTACGGATAATGCTGGCCGCTTTGTGGTGACGTTTAACGATGACGTAAGCAAAGCCCCGACATTGGAACCGCTCACACCGAGCGACATGGACAAGCAGTTCGAGATTTTGAACAAAGCCATCCAACAGGAAATCTTCATTTCGCATAGGGTGGTCAACCCGATGCTGTTTGGCGTAAAGACCGAAGGCCAACTGGGAGGCAGGCAGGAACTGGTGGAGGCTTACGAGTTGTTTAAGGCCACATACGTCAACGACCGAGTGCGGAAGGTTGAGCGGATGATTAACTACCTCGGTAGCTTTAACGGCGTGGAGGGGATGGAGTTGATTCCTGTGGAACCCATCACCGAGCGACTATCCGAGCAGGCAATGCTAACCATCATGACCCCCGAAGAACTACGGGAGAAGGCAGGCTTACCTCCATTAGAAAAGCAACCCGCTGACGTGGTTGGCCCGAACCCGCAACCTGACGAGCAGCCCCAAACCCCGATGGTGATGGGCAACGACAACATCAAGAAGCTATCGGGCAGGGAGTACCAAAACCTCATGCGGATTGTTCGGCACTACGCACAGGACAAAATCACCTTGGACATGGCACGCACCATGCTGGCTTCGGGATTTGGATTGAATGCAGATGAGGTGAACACCTTGCTCGGAGTGCAGGAGCAGAAGTTTAGCGAACCCAACGAGCCTTGGTGGGGAGAGGAAGATGACGAGAGCGACCTCGGTTGGGGCGATGAAGAGTTCAAGGTTTTGGAAGTAGTTGCCAGCAAGTTCGGCAGCAATGCCGATGAGTATGTTGTCATGAACAGCAGGCCAATTCGGTTTGATTCCGACTTGGACACTCAAGTGCGACAAGCTTTTGCCGAACTTGGCGAGGAGGAGAAAGAACTTGATAAGAAGATTGAAGCCTACCGCAAGAAGAACAGGGATGCCAGCGTGGAGGAGATGGCCAAGGAGTTCGGGGTCAGCAAGGCCAAGGTCGCCAAGCGGGTCGCTTACCTAATCACAAAAGACCGTTATCCGATTGCAAGGGCCACCGACCAAATCGTTGAGAAGAACTTGCCCAAGGGAGTGAAAGAAGTCGCCGAGCCTGTGCTTGAGGTGCGTTACAAATACGCATGGGCAGCGGGCTTTAGCAATGCGGACAAGAGCAGCAGCCGTGAGTTTTGCAAGGTAATGCTGGACTTGGCTGACCAAGGGAAGGTGTACACTCGTGCTGACATTGATGGCATCTCTTCCATCATGGGCTACTCCGTTTGGAATCGCAGGGGTGGTTGGTATCATATGAAAAACGGCGTAAACCGTCCGCAGTGCCGCCATGTATGGGAGCAGCAGATTGTGATTCGTAAAGGCAATAAAATAAGCGCAGCATGAAGGCACTTTTTATAAGCGAGCAAACGCTCTTGGACAATAGCGTAATCAACGAAAACGTATCCTTTACGCAGATACGGCCCACGATTGTCAAGGTGCAGGAGATGCGGATTCAGCCTATCGTTGGGTCTGCCCTGTACGGTGAATTAGTCGGGCAGGTGGTCAGCGGCACAACGACTGCGCTGAATAACACGCTCTTAGAAGATTACATCCAACCCGCCATGGTGCAGTGGCTTTACTACGAGTTACCGATGGTCTTGGCGTTTAAGTACATGAACAAGGGCATGGTTCGGCGTACCAGCGAAGAGAGTACTCAAATGAGCATGGACGAAATCACCCGCCTTACGGACAAAGTCAAGAACGATGCGGAGTGGTATTCCGAGCGAATCACCCGCTATCTGATGGAGAACCGTAGCGACTACCCGCTCTTCAACGCACCTCCATCGGCCTTGGACACCATTTACCCGAATGGCACGAACTACAACACAGGCATGGCCTTGGATGCTCGCACCCTGCGCCGTGGTGCTGGCTTGGATAGACCTTGGCCTTACGGTTATGACCCTTACTGCAACAACTGCTAAACTCTATGGGAGCGCACTCTAAAAACATTTTAAAATTACAGGCTTATGTCATGGATAAAAATAAAGCAAGCCTTGCTGACGCTTGCAAACTCACACCCGCAAGTGAACTCGTTCGGCACGGGCGACCCGCTTGCGATAGGAACGGACAACACGATAAACCTGCGAACTCCCAGCCGTGAGCGAATTGTATATCCCCTCGTCTTCGCCGATGTTCAGTCTGCTACTACTGACGCTGGCTCTCTTTCTTTGGTGGTGGGTGTGTATTTCAGCGACCGAGTGGAATCCATTGCCTCGATGGGCGGAGTGGTTTCGGGAAGTCCAACGTTGGGTTGGCAGGATAACGAGGATGAGGTTTTAAGCGACCAACTGCAAATCGCTCAGGACTTCATTAGCTCGCTCACGAACGACCCAAGCCAAGAATGGACACTAAGTACCAGCGTCAACCTTACACGCTTCGTAGAGAGCCGAGATGACCGTACGGCGGGATGGGTGGCTACGCTGACCTTTGAGATTCCGTACTCGCATTCCGTTTGTGAAATTCCTTCATAATTTACATTTACAGTAAACAACCCAAAATGCCAACTCCAATTCTCCAACAAATGCTCGGCCAAGGTGGGTCGATGCAATTCATTGACGCTGCCGTCAGCGGCACAAACTTTGACTTCATCGTGGTCAACGTTGCTGCAACCTTCACGACCCTTACGGGTACAGGTAGCGAAGACCTGCTGACTGCCTATTCGATGAGCGGCAAGTCCGTTGCTGCGGGCATTGTCATCAGCGGTCGCAATGGCGGCAAGATAACGGCGGTCACTCCATCGGTCGGCTCGGTCATCGGCTATACATTCCTGTAACCATGCTGATAGGCTACGGCTACGGCTACCCAACGAGTATGCTGCAAGGCGGCCTTGCTGCTTCGGCATGGGCGGCGTTCAATGCTCGTGCGACAACGGATGGTGCTGCAACGGCAGAGGCTGCGGTTAGCGGTTGCCTGTTCAATCGCTTTGCGGCAATATACAATTTCTAACGATGCCGACACCTTCCCTCCTGATTGTACCCGCTCGCTTTAAGTCGGGCAAGATGTACTCCCAAATCCCAACGAGTGGTGCGGGAGATTTCACGGTCACCCGTGCGACTGCGGCAACCCGTGTGAATGCAAGCGGCTACATTGAATCCGTGGCTTCGGGCATCCCTCGCCTTGACTACTTCGCCAGCGGTGGGGTGGTCGGTTGCCCTGCGTTGCTTGTTGAGCCGAGTGCGCAGAATTTGGCGTTGAGGAGTGAAGAATTTAACGTCAGCGGAACGTGGGGGTCACTAAATTCAACTCAAGTTTCAGTCAATGTTTCAGCAACGCTTGACCCTGCGGGCGGCAATAATGCCGATTTAATTT